TTCCTATACCGACATTACCAGCACTTGTAATTCTCATTCTTTCTGCTGGAGCAGAATCACTATTTGTACTTCTTGTACTAAATGCTAAATGTCCAGTATAACTTGCAGTTCCATTTTCTATTGCAGTTATTCTTGTAGATGAATGTGTATTATTTGGAAAGTGTGAAATACCTAAATGTGTAATACCTGTAACACTACCACTACCACCTGCATCATTAGATATTTGCACTACCTCTACATCATTTGTTTGAGATTCTATTTCTAATAAATGATTTGGTGATTGAGTTCCTATACCGACATTACCTGATGAGTCTATTCTCATTTGTTCGGTGTTATTAGTAGAAAATCTTAAACTATTGTCAGAATTGCTATGTCTAATTCTTGAAATATCATCATCATCATTATCTCCAAAATCTATACCTGCAAAACTACCAGTTCCACCTTTTACTCTAATAAAACAATGCGTGCTTGTATCTGCTACATGAAGTTTAGCACTTGGTGAGTTAGTTCCTATGCCGACATTACCTGTGCTATCTTTAATAATAAATCTTGTTGCTACACCATTTTCATCAATATAAAAATCTCCATTTAAAGCATATAGATCATAAGTATTGGTAGTAGTAATTAATCTATTGTAAGCACCAAATCCACTTGCTGTTGATTCTGTTCGTAAAACAGCACTTCCATTAGCAAAGTATCTAAAACTTCCATTGACATCTAATGCGAAGCTTGGTGATGTAGTTCCTATACCGACTCTTTGAGAACTATCAATTCTCATAGCTTCTGTAACAGCAGAGCCAGTATTTGTAAAAAATCTAACATTTGTAGCAACATTACTTCCTGAGTCTGCACCTTCTGCATAGGCTCTTATTAAAGCACCTTGAGCAAAAGTACTATTAGCACTATCAGTACCACCAAACCATATACTCCCTAATTCTGTATTGGCTACTATTCCACCACTTCTATATTTGTGTAATGCTAAACTACCACCATGAAATTGACCATTTTCACTATCTACAATTTGTACATATCCTGCTGCCCCTGCAGCTTCAGTTTGAAATATAGGCGAATAACCTGCAACACTACTTCTGTTAGATATACTTGTTCCTACTAATACTTGTCCTGCATCATTAATACCAAATCTATCATTAGTTCCTATAGAAGAATTTTCAGCAATTTTAAATCCATTAAAACTTGAATCTGCACCAATACTATATTGCCTTGAAGCACCTGAATCAGTAAAGGTTATCTGTGGGTCATCACTATTACAATGAATATCTACATAAGCAGTACCACCAACATCTCTCTGGAATCTTCCAAGATAAGTACCACCACCACCACCTTTAACTAAAAAAGCACCTACATTATCATCTTCATCTATGTGTAACAAAGCACCAGGTGATGTAGTTCCTATACCAACATTACCAGTATTAGTTATATGTAATCTTTGAGTGTTGTCAGTAAATAATCCTAAATTACTTGCAGAACCACCATCAGTAAATCTCATAAACTCAGCTCCACCAACAAAGAATCTTAATCTATCATCAATATCTTCTGAAATGTAAGTATGACTACCACCACCAAAGTAAAGTTTTTCAGCAACTGGTAAATATAAACTACCACCTTGAATAGTAACATCTCCAGCTGATGAAACTATTACTCTATCTGTGCCAGATGTTTTTAGTTTTACATTTCCTGCATCTTGTGCATTAATTTCTATTTGCCCTGTTCCTCTATGTAATATTTGTGTAGTTCCATTTGCACCACCACTTGTTCTAATAAATCTTGCACCATAATCTGTATAAGTAGTATCTCCAATTAAATCTATAAAAGAATTTATATTTGCTGTTGCACCTGCACCTACTTCTATGTTTCTATTTGCAGTTGAAGTATTAAACGATAATGTAGAGCCATTAAAAGTAAGACTGGATTCTACTGTTGCTTCATCTGAATCTTTGAAAGTAAGAACACCATTAGCAGTTGATCCATCAAATGATATACCACTACTAAATCCTGTTGCATTAAAAGTTGTAAGTCTTATTTCACTTATTGCTTTTCGTTTTAAAGTTGTATCGACACTATCAATAATCAATAATTCATCAGCCCCAAGATTATTGTCAGTCATATCAGTTAAATATCCTTGAAACTCACTTGCATCTAAACTTATTGTTGCAGAATAATCTCCACTTAAAGTATTGCTTTGTGATATGTCTAATGGATTACTTGCTGTGATACTTACACCTGTAATATCTCCAGTGTTAGTTGTAAAGCCAAAAGATTGTATTCTATCATTTACAGCTGCTGCTGTTAAAAAAGAAGTATCATTATCTGAGAAAGATGATCCTATCTCTGCGGAAGTTTGTATAGCACTTCCTGATATATCGCTAAATGATACACTGGATAAAAAGCCTGAATCATTATTAAAAGCTGATAATGGTATTTCTGATATTAATTTTCTACGATCTGCACCATTATCTAAAATTATTAACTCGTCTTGTGCACTATTCACTGATTGCGTCATATCAGTCAATTCAGATAAATCAATATCTAAATTTAAACTGACTGCTCCACTTGATCCTGTTCCGCCACCTGATAAACCTGTCCCAGCTGTTATTTCTACAGAAGTTATGTCGCCTGTATTTGTAGTAAAACCAAAGCTTTGTATTTTATCTTGTATCGCTGCTGAAGTCATCAATGAAGTATCATTGTCCGAAAATGTTTCTCCACTTGTTTGTATTGCACTAGCTGTTAAATTACTTACAGCTATGCTATTCAATTGTGCTAAACTTCCTAAACCTAAATTTGATCTTGCTGTTGTTGTGTTTGTAAGATCCGACAAATTAGAAGCTTTTACTAGCTTTTCTCCTAAGCTTGTTGATACTGTGGTAGAAAAACTTGCGTCATCACCCAAAGCTGCTGCTAATTCATTTAAAGTATTTAATGCACCTGGTGCACTATCAACTAAGCCTGATACTTCTGAATCTACATAAGCTTTAATACTTTGTTGTGTAGCTAATTTACTATCACTATCAGAAGCCATATTATCCTCGTCAAGAATAGCTGTTCCACTTACACTTGTATTTATTACAGGGCTTGTAAGTGTTTTGTTTGTTAATGTTTGAGATCCTGTTAAAGTGATCTCTCCAGTAGCTGATAAATCTATATTGTTGTTAGCATCATCATAAGACACAGAAATATTTGTCAATGAGTTTCCTGTTGTGAACATAGTTCCTACTGTATCTTGAATAAACTCAGTCAGAGTTTTAGCACCTATAAATAATTCAGTAGATATTTTTACTTTATTACTTGCGATTTGCAAGTCAGAAGCTGTTCCGTCCCCGTCAAATAAAGTTCTCAAAGTAGTATCAATACCACCTGTTTCTCCAGTATGTATAAGCTGAACAAAGCCCTGATTTACGGCTGTATTTCCTATGTTAGTATTACTACTCATGAATCAATATTATCTCCAAGTTCTTCTCTTAGTTTATTGTCTGATAAATGACCTAATTTCAATAAAGTTGGTCGGCTTATTAATCTTGTTAATTTACCGCCCTCACAGCAATCGTTTATTTTTTTATTGCATTTTTCTAGTTTCGGTTCATTAAAACCCTGCAATGTTTCAAATCTTGCACCACAACTGCATATATATTCGTATATTGGCATTTAGATCCCTTTCAAATTCTTTTTTAATGATAATATAGGGCTATCCGAAAATAGCCCCATATTTAGTCGATTTTCAATTATGCTTATGAAGCATTCTTGAAGTTGACAATACCACCTAATGCATTTTCCTCTGGGTGTGATAATGTTGCACCAAACAACATATCAACAACAACGGAAGTTGCTAGATGATCAATGTCATATGCACTTTGACTTCTTACGCCAAATTGCTCAGCATAGTAAACAGATTCTCTCTTGAATACAGTACCTGATATATTAGTTCCGCCCTCAGACCAGTCTGTTGATGGATATACAGGCATACCATATATTTCCATTACATTACCTGAGACGATTGGATTTACAGCATCACCTCTTTTTTGAGATTCAGTAAAATCGCCCTGTCCCATTAAGCCCATGTAAGCTTTTGGATTTGCATAGAAGAAAGTATCTCCGTCTGTGTAGTCATAGTTTTGATCTAGTAATAGTTCAAGTCCACTTCTTAATTCAGCTGGTAAGATGATATCATCTGTTGCAAGTGTAATTAAGTTTTGTGTATGTCCTTGTAGTTTACCAGCAATATATGCTTCTACACCTTTTGCTAAAGAATAACCCATAGAACTAGCATAAACTTCGAATAAAGACTGATTTGATTGCACATTTGCAATATCTTCAATTCTTTTAGCTTCGTAGATATGTTGATCTAGTGGAATTGTTCTTGAAGTGTCAGTATTTGCGTCATACGTGACAGCTGAGTCTGCACTCTTATCTCTTTTTGAGTCTTCTTTGACTTGTGGAATGTTGATCCTATCTACACCAGTAGCAAGTGCTGAAAAGTCTGTAATTTGATTTCTCAATTGCATTCTTTTCTGAGCAAATTCTAAAACTGCATCAGACCACATTTCGCCAAGAAAAACATCGACTTTTGTAGTCGTCACATTAGCCATTTTTAAGCCCCTTTATATGTTATATTAGTTTTTACTATAGCCCTCTAATATCTGATTCCAAAGCTTCGGATCTCTTTTCATTTTTTTACGATCGTCTTCAGTTATATCAGCAAACTTTGCATTGGTTGCAAACTTGCCACTAGATACAACTTCTTTGGCATCTGATACTTGCACTTTCTTTTTACTCAATCTTTCAATGTGCTTTTCCAACTTCATCGTTGGGAGATCTACATAAATTTCCTGTTCTTCATCTGAAAGTTGAGACAGCAAATGTTCTCGTCTTTGTTTTTCTTGTATTTCAAACTTTTCAACAACTGGTTTCAATTGTTCATTTTCTGCTTTTACATTTTCATACAAAGATTTGAATTCCTCTTTTTCTTCAAGTTGTTTTTGTTCTTGAAGTTTTAGATTCTCTTTGAGTTCCTTTAACTCAGCTTCTGCTGTTTGAGCTCTTGTTCGGTACTTTTTACTTTCTGCAATTAAGCCACCGACTTCATTGTTAGTTTCTTCCTTTGGCTGACTTTCTACTACTGCTTCTTGTTCAACCGCTTTTACATCTTCTGACATACTGTCCCCTTATTTTATAGTTATGGTTTTTCTTGCATACTTTCTAATCTTTTGAGCATACAATCTTTCAACCTTATTCATAATTTTGTTTCTGTTGATAGTTCTTAAGTTGTATATGTCAGTTTCTCGATTGCCTAAAACTATTTCCCCTCTATCATAAGTAATAATTCCAGTATTTTTTCTTGATCCTGCTCTCATACCTCTTAATGTTCTTCCAGTCAGTCGCATATTTTTATAGCTTGTGGTTGTATCAGTTGACTGATTAGCAAACCCTTTAAGCTTAGCCCCGTCTGAAAATCTGTTCATACTGTTCGATTTATATTTTTTATAGCCCGAACTATATGGAAATTTTTTGTATTGTGTGCTATCTTTTTGAAAGATCCCTTTGCTTGCGTCTTTAATAATAAGATCTATGCCCCTTTGTGCCACAGACTTCATAAACCTGTTGCTGACTTTTGGAATGTCAAATATTCTCATATTGCCACCCAGTCGTGTCTGCAATTGTATCCACCTCGTCTGCTAAATCCTTCAAAATCTTTTACTTTAAGATTAGCAATTTGTTTTCGTGTTAATGGACCTCTTTCTTTAACTAATGCCAATACCTTTTTACAAGCTGGTCTAGTTTTATCGTCATTCACACCTATATATCTAAATTTTTGTTCAGGAAAGTCCTCAAAAGCTTTTGCCCTTGTAGCATTTGAAAAAGTTGCGAAAGCATCATTAATTAAAAATGATGATTCACTGCTACTGATAAACTTTCCTACACCAAAGCCGTTTGATAAGTTTTGTATTATTTGAGCATTTGATTCGCCTGTAATAACACCTCTTATCATAGCATTCTTCAATTGATCTGCGTAAGATCTTGTATTGTTTGTTAAGTATGTTAATTCAAATTCAATTAAATCATTAACAGCTTCTATGCTTGCAATAGCCACTTGTGATAATTGTCTTTGACTTAACTGGCTAAATATCAATGCTATTTCTTCAGCATATACACTTCTTGTTCTTTCAATAAGCGAAGCATATCCCAGTCTATTCATTTCGTCAAAAAAGTCTATTTGTCTTGCTAATTGCACTAGCTCAGTATCGTTGAGTGTTGTCAAACCAATAACAATCTTATCAAGCTTTTTAATTAGTTGATCTTGTATGTTAGAAATTTCTTTATTGTAAAAGTCTAACTTAGCCAACTCGTTCGCCTATTCTGTCTAATATTGACTGTGTTTGATTAGCTTCTTGTTGCTGTGGGCTTTCTGCGTCCAGCTGTTCAACCATTTCTGTAATTTCTTCTTCTTGTAAATCTGGGTTTTTCTTTCTTAAATAGCTTTGTCTTGTTTCAAGATCGTTAGCAAAAGCCCAAGTATAATATGATATTTCCTCATCTTGGGACATAGGTATTTCTCTTTCAGCAAAGTCGATACTGAATTGATCTCCAAGCTGTATGCCACCTGATACTTCACATATTCTTTGTGCTATTCTAAATTGTTCTTTTTCAAATGGTCTATAAATCTGTTCAACATCACTTCTCAATGCGTCCATAAGATCTAGTTCACTCATTTTTTTAGAAAGTCCACTTTCAGCTGCTTTATCAGTCCAATTAATTCTTACATTATTAGCCTGTGCAATGCTGTCAACCATATACTTTGTTGATTCTATCATACCATTTATATCTGCGTTTGGCGAAGCATAAGAAAAGTTTGCCCCCTCAGGTAATACAATAGCTTTATCTTGTCCCATTCTAATTATTTGTTCTGTGTCCAATCCTGTAAATAAAGGCTGTCCCAATTGGAATCTTCCGTGTAATGCTAATTCAGTAAGCATAATGTTTATAGATCGCATTCCGTCAACAAGATCACTTGCACCCTCTCTAAAAAAGTCTCTTGTGTACGGGTGTCTATGTGAAATATTAAATGGTATAATATCTCCATACGGGTTTTTATCTCCATCTACAATAGAAGTGATTTTACCCTTTGAAGAAATCATAAAATACTTTCCTTCCATATCTTCAGTGTCTTTACTCCAAAACATATATTGTGCGTCTTCTGTTCTTGCCATAAGCTGTGATTCGGCTTGATACATTACTGCAAACGGCTCGTCCTCATTTGGTTTAAAGAACGGCACAAAGAAGTGAATAGGTCTATATTTTAATTTCTGTTGGGTATCGTCCCAGTGCGTGTATAAAGCTTCCGTACCTAATAAGTATGTAAGTTGCTCAAATTGTTTCATAAAGGAATCGAAGTCCCCAATGACCTCATTATATTTATCATTATATCTAATTGGTGCTTGTTGATATACCAATGCTCGTCTGTTAATTATGTTTCTTACCAAATTGATATACATTGGCGGGATCTGTGAAAGTGATTCGCTATCAAAATATTGTTTTAAATCGTGTTCAAGATTTATGCCCTCATAATAATCTAGAAGTCTTTCTCTTTCTTCCATTTGCTTATCGTACCCGTCTTTTATGGTTTCCATAAGCAAATTGTATAACATTTTTTCTGTCAAATTTGTAATTATCATTTGTTGTCCTTTTACCACTCTATTGTGTTTGCTTTGCCTTTGAAACCATATCTGTATTCAATGGGGTACATAATTCCGTCAAGAAAGTGTGATAAAGTTTCTGTTTTCAAAATATGTCCATTTTCTAATGTTGTTAATTCAAGATCTCTAATTGTGTTTTTACATTTAGGATCTATAAAAAGCTTTGTTTTACCTCTTGCATCTCCCAGCATCCTGTTCAATGCATTTAATCTGTCTTTCTGTGTCGGGTTTGCTTTTCTACTAATCACTGTAAATCCTGCCTCACGCAATATACTATGATCAGACTTTGTGCTATTGCTTGTTCTTGCTTTCCCTGCTGGATCTGGGTACACTGGCACATTAGGTGCAACTTTTTTCATCATTAAAGCTAATTCAAAAGTATTTGAGTTTTGTAAGCCAATCTCATCAAATACATAAACTTCGCCCTTTGTATTTTCGCACATTAATATTGCTGTCATATAGCTTGATACACCAAAGTCTATACCCCAAAAAAGTCTAGGTGTTTTATCCATTTCTTTCACATGTATATTTCTGTCAAAGTTATATGCACATCTGTTCGCTGCTGTTTCAAAACTTGCTTCATATTCCTGCCTAAAAGTTTTAGGGTCCAAGTTTTTTTTGGCACTGTCTATTTCTTCTGCGGAAATAAACCCGCCGTCAATAGTAGTGAATTGCCAACTCTTATAGTCTGCGTTATTGCTTTGTCCTTTAACATACATATCGTAAAAATGATTTTGTATTCCTGTTGGTGTACCGACAAACAATGCTTGTCCCTTTGTTTCTGCTAACATGGGTTGAACGATCTCTCCCCATACATTTGGTTTCATGTAAGCATATTCATCTAATACTACTCGATTAAGACTGACACCTCTTATGTTGTCCTCTTTATCAGCTCCTTTTAATTCTATTTTAGCCCCATTATTAAGAGTGATTGATAATTCAGACTCATTTACCTTAACATCTTTTCCTGCAAAAATTCTTTTAACCAAAGCCCAAGCTACCATTTTAGCCTGTCTATAACTTGGATAAATTATCCATCGTCTTTCATTTGGTTTTAATTCAGTATGTAAAAGCCATATCAGTGAAAAAAAAGTTTTGCCCCACCTGCGACCACAAACCAAAATTTTGTATCTTGATTTATCATGCAATATAGACTTTCTCGTGTCATCAATCTTCCACTTCATCAATATCAAACACTTTTATTGGATCTTCATTTACCTCGTGAATACCGACAGTCTGTTTTGGTTTACCCTCAAGCCTGTCTGCTATGAAATGAACAGCCCAGCTTTCGCCTTTTACTGCAAAATCAAATACTTTACGCATAATAAACTCTAATTTATCAGCATCAGTTCCTTTGACTTCTTCAGATCCTATTTTTTTTAACAAACTATTTAATGTTGTTGTGCCTTTTGGTCGCCCTTTTGGATTACCTGACTGCCCTTTTTTAAACTTCGCCATACCTGTTAATTCCCTGTTAAAACAGGAACTTTATAACTTTATCAGCTATTTCCCCTGCTTTCTGTTTATCCGTTATTTGAATTACTTCCAAATCGGGTTTCAAACACTCATCACTGAGTATATTATTTATCTTTGTCTGCCTAGACTTTTTAAACTTTTCTGACTGAGTATCATTTCTTTGCTCATGTCTTTTTTCTAATGTTTTCTTATCAAGATCTAAAATAATAAACTTCTGCTCATATTTGTCCTGTAAGTGTAATAAATTCTTTTTTGTAAACAGCCTATCGCCCTCAAATAAAACATTATAGTCTGTTATTTCTAAAAACTTCTCATAATCTTTTTGGACTGCCATAGAAAGCTTGTCAGTTCCACCAAAAGTATCATTTTGCTGGTATATGCCAAGTATTGCTGTGTCGCCTGATATATAACCCCTTAGAAGCCCATATTTAAAAAATTTCGGCTCATCTTGCACTTTGTTTAATATTTCTCTAACAAGTGTTGTTTTTCCAGAGCATGGCACACCGCCAATTGCTACAACTCTTTTAACCATTGTTTATCATAAGTTTCGTTCCTGAAATCCCATAAAACATTCCAATTAACCCCGTCTGAAACTAAATCTTGCATTTTTTCTATTTCTTTTCGCTGACGATCTATGTAATAACCTACATATCTTTTGCCCTTTTTAAATTTCTTAAAAGCACAAAGTGTAGTTTCAATGTTCCAAATATTTGTGTGTTGTATATCAAGCTGTTCTATTTCTTCTTTAACTAGCTCAAATTGATATTGTAAATATCCTAATTCATTTTTATTTAATCTTTTTTTCTTGCCGTGTGTATCTAAATCAAATCTTTCAATGCTGTAAACTAAACCATTTCTACAGCTTTCGGCGTTTTTTAGGTCTAAGTATGTTGGTTCTAAATCAAAATCTGTCAAAACATTTACCATTTCCAAGTAAATAAACATTGTGAATCTGCCGAAGTAGTGTATTTTCATAAGATCCTGATAACAATTATCATATGTCATCTGTCTGTTTGGCTGTTTCAAAGAATTAAAATATTCTTCCTGTGTTAAGCCGTTTAATAAGCTTTTATATGATTTAAATATATTAACAAACTCATTAAAGCTTTTTACTTTCAGACGATCTGTTTGAAAAATAGTTTTGTGCTTGTTGCTATCCCACCACCTACTTAACCTGTCCTCATCAACATTTTCAAAATCTGGAAACTCATTGTATATGTAATACACTGTGCTTCCTGAATAACAACAAGCATATAAAAAAGCCAACCAATATCTTTGTTCAATGTTTAACTCAAATCTATTGCTGATATATTTCAGACAATCATTAGCTGGATCAATGTCTTTTGCTTCTGAGGATCTTATGTGGTAATCAATATATTCATTTACCATTGCCAAATATTCTGTTCAATTCCTTTACGGGTTTTGGTTTTACCTACTTTTGTCATACCAATCTTTTCATAAAATCTATTGCCAATCTCATTATCACAATTACATTTCAACATAAGCGGTCTAGGTAAATTTTCTACAATATATCTAGCTATGCCGTGTCTTTTGAAATCATTTAATACGGCTATTTCATGTATAATCCAGCTGCTATATTTTTTACTAAAACCATATCTAACAAAGCCCTTATCTTCACAAATCAAATATTTATAATTTGTACTTGAAGTTAAATATTTATCCCATACTTGATATAAATTGAAAGATCCTATGTGTTCTTTGTCTTGTTTATAAAGATCTTTTAAAAAATCTGCGTCTGTTCGTGTTGCATGTCTTAATTTATATTTCATATATTTTATTAGCTTCTAACGGCTTTGGCGAAAAAGCACTATCAACTCTTTTAAAAATGTCTCTTGTTGAAGCTACAAACTTTGCATTATCATACTCTAATATCCAGCAAGGTCTTTTCTTATTTCTTATTACAAATAAGTTTTCTTTTTCATCAAGTATAATACCTGCAAAACTTCCCCTAATATCATTTACAAACCTCTCTATTAGTTTTTTATCATTTCCACACCTTTGAATCAATATTTCCCCGTCATTATCAGTTTCCATAAAAATATTGTATGCACTTTCCATTTGTTTTTTGGTACGCATATCAATCACACCATTGAAAACCAAAGACATATTATCTATATGTATTGGCTGATTATTTTTATGATTTTTAAAATCACCCGAAGTTGAATACCTGTTATGATAAATAAGCTTATTAGTTAAAGGTAATTTAATTTCTTTGAGATCGTGGTATTTTCTTGTAATTAATTTTTTATCCTTAACAAAACTATACCCAAAACTATGTATGCCCCTGATTGAGCTTTCTGCTATGATATCCTGTAAAATCTGTATATGATTTTGTTTAGGGTTTTCACAGCTATAACCTACAATTCCGCACATCAATAAAGACTTTCCCCCGATCTTATTTGTCTTTGTTTTGCAAACTCTTGTTCTTCAATAGCTGTGCCACATTTTTGCATATTATGTCTGTAATACATAACTAATGATATTCTTGTAGCTTTTTCATCTACTTTTGTTATCGGTGTATTTCCGTGCCATTGATGAACATCACACAATAATAGATCACAATTTTGCATATCAAAAGCAACTGCCCACTGAGGAATAACAAAATATCCGCCCTCATATAAGCCCTCTCTTAATACAACTAAATTTCCAAAACCTTTTTCAAAATCGCCTTTATCAGTATGAACGGCTGTTTGCCAATTTTTATTCACAGTGATTGTCGTGAATGCTGTATCTTTAATTACAAAGTCTTGTGAAGTATTATCAGCAACTTCTCTTTGCAGTGCATAATGCTCAGGCATTAATTCTGAATATTTATTATCAACAAATTTTATTATGCCATAAGCTTTTTTAAATTTATCAAACTCTTTTTGATTAAAAGCTGTTTGTCTGCAATATGGGAATCTCACATTTCTATCGAAATAGCCAATAATACCGCTGTTTACCTGATCTCCATGATTAGTATTTGATATTGTGCCATCAGATTTAATTCTTTTTCTTCCTTGTTTACCTGAAGCTTTATTTCTGTTATTTGTTGCACCAGCTGCTGATTTTAAATTTTGGTATGCTGTTTTTGCTATGTTTGCTGGTATAACATTTTTTCTAAATTTTGCAATACAATTACCTGAAACTTCGTCATATACATCTGCGTCATAATCAATAAGAATTTTATAGCTTGTTTCATTCAACAATGCTCCAGCTAATTCACTAGCTTCTTTATCTGTTAATTCAGGTTTTAAATATATTTCTCTAGCCATTTGTTAATTTCTCTAATGCTTTAAAGACAGTGTCAGTCAAGTTGTCTGTATTAAATTCTTCTCTAAGTTTCAATTCCATTTTTTTAAAGATCGGCTCAGTGTCATCATTTAAAAACAATTGTATCATGCGTACATGACTTGATTCAGCTTCCTCTGGATATTCTATGGTTTCATTGTAGTTATTAGAAACTTCAAATGTAAGTTTCGACTCAACACCTAGTTCTTGTTCTGCAAAACCCCAATCTAAGAGCTGTTCTGTGCCAAAATTATTTGCTAACATGTCCCAGTCCCAATCTCCAGTATTTTTATTTAATCTGATATTTAGTTCTCTTTCTTCTTCCTCAGAAAGATCTAATTCAAGGCATGGTACTTTTTTAATGTTTAACATTTTAGCAACTTTCACTCTTTGGTGTCCGCCAATAATAATGTTTTTTCTGTTTTTGTTTTTGTTGATCAAAACAGGATCTACAAAGCCAAAATTTTCTAATGATTCTTTTAATTCTTCGTAAGCTTTTTCTGACAATTGTCTAGGGTTGTAATCAGCTTCTATTAATTCGTTCGGGTTTTTTTCAATTATCTTCATCATATCCTATGCTATAATTTTCTTCATCAAAAGTAGAGTGTGCGTCCCAATCATCAGGCGGTGTATATTCCTCGTCTCCGTTCGGATCTGCTAAAACTATGTTTTCTATATTACCTTGACTGAACTTTCGCATATTTTTTGTTTTATTATATGCTTCATGCCCTACATGGCTATTTTCTAATTCTTGATCAATTTGATTAAGTATTTTGTCAATTTTTGAGTCCGTCATCTACATATATGTAAATTTTAAACCCTAAATGATGGTATTTTCGAGATTACATTGCTGTAAGTGTTGATATTGCTAGATATAATTTTTTTTGATTATAACCCTAAAATTTGGGGCGGTAAAATGAATATTGAGAAAACCCGCCCCACTTAGCCCTATATGGCTTTGGTATTATAACAACAACGATCAGCGAGAAGATTCTGTGTTATTATATTTAATTTTTTAACAGCTCTTTTATATATCCTGCTAACAGATTGAGCTGTAATTCCGTATTTTTTACCAATTCTTGCGTATGTCATTGTGTCGTGGTAAAAATATACTTCTTTTTGTTTTTTTGTCCAAGATTGCTTGTGATTATTAGACATTGCAACCATTATAGCTTTACCATAAAGAATACTATTTTCTGAATTTGAGTATATATCATCAATATAATATTCAAATGATTGTTGCATCTTCTACAAGATAAAGCAAAAATAAACAAATTGCAACTATAAGAATATAAATACTAAAAAATAAAATAAATTTAACATCATTATTATATTTAAAATATTGTCTTAAACTTGTGTTTGCAATAATCATTTTATGCTCATACTGAATAGCTGCGAACTCAGGATCAAAAGTCATTTTGTCAGGAGCTCTTAAGACTTCATTTCTTTTTAATCTGTATTTATAGTTATCCAATGTTTCATGTATTGGGTATTTTTTATCCATTTTTTTCTCCGTTAAGCATTAACATTTTCAGCTGAATTTGTCAAATCTTGCACTAAATCGGCAAGCATTTCTTTATCTTCGCCAAAAACTTGATCTACATTTTTCATAAACTTATCATAGTTTTCAAAGTATATCCAGCTGACAATTTTGGAAAATTCCTCTTGATTTCCATTTAGCTTTTCAATATTAATTTCTGAAATAGCTCCCAGTGAATCATTAATGCATTTGTGTAATAAGCTTATATACACTTTTGAATCTGTATCATTTATCATTATTATTCCTCTCTCTTACTTTATATTGTTCTATCCATGAGTATTTTCTTACTTTTGAGCTTTTGTAAAAATCAAAAACTTGCCATGATCTCCCATACTTTTGATGCCACTCTTTATCCCAAACTTCTGCTTCGGGTGTAAAGGGTTTAGGAACTTTATTGTTTTTCATTCTTTCTTGAATAGTCCCTGCTTTTTTACCCCATTGATTGTATGTCGGGTGTGAATTAGCCATTTCTTTTCCTCCTTATAGCTGATCTGTTGTTATGATTCATATATTCATAGCCAAGTTCATCAAGCTTACTAAATAACTTATCTATGAGTTTTTGAATTTTTATTGCTTTATTGCCTTTTTCAATATCTATTTTTCCATTAAAGTCTTTCATTTTATTCGCCTTTCAAAGTTCAGGTGTATATTGTGTCATTTCCATACCAACCTCTACTGCTTTGTCGTGTCTTTTATCCCAATTCGCACCTCTTAATTCCTCGTGTTCGGCTTGAAGTGATCTACGACATCTTGCAATAGATTCCCAATTAGTAAGTCTGTTTGTATTTAATAAGTGTAAAATGTCTGTATCCCATTCATCTTTCAATTCAGATTCCCAAACCCAAGCAACAAGCTTGTGATCTGAATCTCTTAAATACACATTTATTTTTAGTGCATTTTTTACAAAATCTTTCAGCTGCTTATGTTTCATTGTTCAATCCTTTCAAAATCGGTATGCTCTTTGCATTTGCTACAATTACCAAAATGTTCATTATCAAATTCATGAATATTTCCCAAGGCACTCCAGCCACAACAAGTAGATAATAATTCTTTTTCATTATCTATAAAGTGATCAATGTTTTCTTCTATCTGATCTTTGGTATAACCTTTTGTCTGATTATGTTTCATTTTTCCTCGCTTCCTCAATCATATTTGACAATTTTTTACCGCTTACAAAATCTTTTTCATTTAGTCTGTATGATCCCCACCACACAACAACCATGCTTGGAAATGGTGCAGGTGCTAATTTTTCCCCGCCTTCAAATTTAATTCTACCTTTAATAAAAGCAATGGTGCAATCATCATATATAAAATTATGAAACCATTTTGTATCAGTTCTTGCTGGTAATAATGCGACAGTTGTGCAATCGTTCTGTCTCCACTGCTGATGTGCTCTTGCAACAAAAAGACTAATCTTTTTTCCGTATGGACAATTCATATAATTAGATTCAAGCCAATCGTATTCTAGGCAAGACTTTTCAAGTGTATAATTAAACTTGCATAAAGCATTATCATCATCTGAGCAAACATCTAAATGAAATCTAAAATGATCGTTTAGAACATTGAAAAGCCACTTTGGTGTTCGCCAATCATCTTTATTGGAAGTAAATAGACCTTTATTTATCATTATTCTATACCTTTTAAAAAGCTTTTTGATACAAGACCATTTTCTTTAAATTTTTCGAACTCTTTATCGTTATCAGTTTTGTAAAGTCCCTCAGATTTTAAAAGCTTGATTGCGTTTTTATGTTGGTTGCTGTTATTCCCCTCAGTGTAGTGAAATTTCATAAATTTAACTAATTGATATTTCCCGTCTTTATATTCTATTAAATGCTCTTTTAAATTTTCTAATACTTCCTCTTTTACATATTCATACCCCAAAATAGTATTAATAATTTTAAAATTTAAATTTCCAAGCCCTGCATGATTTGAAGTTGTAAAAAAATATAATACTAACATTTTATATTCTAATGATAAATCCATAAACCAAACTTCCTCCCATATTGTATTTTCAATTTGTCTTTTTGACATTTATTCCTCCAACAATTTAATTTTATCTCTAATTTTAGCCCTAAATTCTTTTGATAAAAAATATTTCTTTTCTCCCGACCTCAATGGCTTATTAGCTTTTTGCCTAAGTTTTTCAATTCGCTTTGATCCCAACATATATCTTTTATGCATCATATGTTCTATTGGGTTTCCGCCCAAATGACTATGACAGCCATAACAAAGAGCTTCACAATTTTCGTCATCAAATCTTACACCCCATTTACCACGACTAAAAAAATGTGAACAATGCAAAGCATTTGTTGGGGGTGTATATTTCTTTTGACATCTTTGGCAAGTCCAATTATCTCTTGTGCGAATATATTGAGACCAAAGTTTGTCCGAAGTTGTAGTCTTAATTGCCATTAAAATGGTAAGTCGTCAGGGTGTATTTCAGCATCTTGATCGTCTTTTTTATACTTAGATGCTTCTTCTTCAGACTGAAAGCTTAAAGACAAATACGGCTTATTGTCTTTTTTTGATCTCCGCCCCCAAACTGCTATTTCCATTTGAACACCATTAACTTTTACTACACCTTTATATTTTGGGTGTGATTCAGTAGTTGCATATTTATTTAAAAAAGCAACTCCGCTATTATCTTTGTCTATGTTTATTGCCATTTATTCCTCCAAGTTGTCGTGCATTTCTCGTAATTCTTTCATTACATTGTCATACAACATTTTATTATTTCTGATTTCAGTATCTTGACTTCTGATATAATCTTTATATTCGTCAGTCAATGCATCGGCTTCAGTCAGTTCTTTAAGCATTTTTGTATATTCGCCTATTGCTTTTAATGTTGGCTTTTGATTTTCAAATGCTAATGCTTCCTCGTCCATATAATAACCTTTTTTACCATATGCACCAATAAGCATTAATGTTGATCTTGCTTTACCTCTATTTAAAGCCCCAGCCCAATAATAAGGATAATTACAATTTTTGGCATTAGCTTCCCCATACATAGTTTCTTGCTTCAGCCCAAATTCAGTTTGCATTTCAGCTGTTATGCGTATTGCAACACCTTCATTGTCTCTTGTTTCTAAATTATCAGTCCACTCAAAATTTATGTCATGATAATTTATAATTTTATAAATACCAGTCATTGTTATAATATGTTGCCCTGCTTTAACCCAAGTATCAACATCTTTAACTAAATCATATTTTTCTACAAATGCTTCATTCATTTTATGCTCCTATTCTACATGTTCAGCTGACACAGGATTAGCCGAAGTTATTCTTTCTTCTTCTTTCGGCTTACTTTGCATCAACTCTTTTTCTTTATTTATCTTATCTTGATATTGTTGTCTAACATTTCTCAAGTCTTTTGCTATTGCTTCGATATATTCTAGATCACCCTGTCCGCTTTCTAAGTAAAGTATTATATCATCTAATGTAGCGACTGGCATACCTATAATATTTATTGTTGGCTTACTCATGATTTCTAAACATTTCATTAATATGTTCATTAATCTCTTTATAGTTTATTTTTTTGCTCGACCAAGCCACCCCGTCAGGTGTTTTTCTTTCGTGCATTTCAAACTCTAAAAGCCATTTTTCGTAAGTATTGACAGCTTGGGTAAAATTATTAGCCCAAACATTTTTAATAGTTGAATGTAATAGTTCATCATTATTTATCCACAGTACCACATTCCAAGTTTCATAATTAGTATATCCATTATATTTTTTTTGCATTAGAACTCCATTTTTTTGAATATTCATTAATTAAAGTTGCAAATAAAAGCTATATTAAACAATAATTTTTATCAATAAATATTATTTTTATCAATTAAAAAAAAATCAAGCTATAATAAAATTGTTTAGATCCCAATAAACATAAACATAAACATATGCATAAGCATAAAAATACACATAATAAAAGCTGGGCTAAATTTGTTGCCATTGCTGTAGTTTATTCACAGATTTATTTATGTTAATTAATAAAAGAGGTATTACGATGGTTAAAGATTCTCTTATGAGGAAAATGAATAAAGAGATGAAAGAGCTGAAAGCTAAAAAGCCTGTTAAGGAAAACAAATATGATATGTTTTACCAAAACAGACTTAAAAGATGGCATACAGCAAAAGCTGAGTTGCATAACAAAATTTGCGACAGGGCTATTACACTCTTAAATAGAGGTAATTTACATTAAATAAACGGGGGCTGAAAAGCCCCCACAAAATGGAGAAAAAAATGAATAAAAATGAATATAAAAAAAATAAAATATGGTATTCCGAAGCTGAGAGCTTATTGCTAAACAAAAAAATTGTTGCAATAGGTTGGCAAAAATGGGATGATGAAGATGTTGACTCTGCGACTGGATTAGTATTTACAACAGACGATGATACAACATTTTTCATAAGTTGTGATGATGAAGGTAATGATCCTGGTGCATTACATTGGGTTAATGATAAAAGAAAAAATAGATGGGGCATCTTACCAACAGATGTCGCTGATGTTAATGATTTAATCAAATATGAAAACGAGAATAAAAATGGATAAAATATGGGAATATAATGACGGAGGTAGATCAAAAGCTGGTTTTAAAGGTGATGCTGGAGATTGTGTTGTCAGAGCTATTGCGATTGCAACTGATTTACCTTATGATAAAGTATATTATGATTTGGCTGAAGCTAATAGAGAATATGCAAAGGGTAAAAGAAACTATGTTGCAAAGTATATACAAAAAAGAGGAAGCACTGCTAGAAATGGTGTTTACAAACAAGTTTTCAGACCTTATATTGAAAGTCTGGGCTTTAAGTTTGTGCCAACGATGAGCATCGGCTCTGGTTGCACAGTGCATTTAAAAGCCAATGAGTTGCCAAGCGGTAAGATTATTTGTTCCGTTTCGAAGCATCTTGTTGCAGTAATTGACGGAGTAATACAAGACACTTTTGATTGTTCAAGAAATGGAACAAGGTGTGTTTATGGATATTTCGTTAAGAGTTAGTTTAGTCAATATACCTCAAACAAAGAAGCCCCAAATTAATGGGGCTTTTTTGTATTTCAGGTTATTGAATTTGCTGACGAAGTCTAATCTGAGTAGAAAATCTGCCGTCAGCTATCTCGGTGAATGTCAGTGTCTGTTCGAGTCTAACCCAATGAAAGAGTGTTCCGTCAAAATAAAGAAATTTCTTTCTTTGCCCTAACAAATGATCCTGCATTGTGGTTAAATTTGTTTTGAAAGTGCTGGATATGTTTTGGAAGCTGATTGTAATAACCTCTTGTCCTTGATTGACATTCAATACATACTCAACACCGCCCAAAGACCTTTGGACTGAATTTTGATAATCAATATTCGATTGAACATTGACATCAGGCTCAACTTCAAAAGTTAGTTTTCTGCCTATTAAAACTTCTGATACATTTGATACAGTGCCTGCAAAAATAGAATAAAATTTAGTTCCTGAGGTTTCTGTAAGGTCTGCAACTGCCCAACCTGCACCACTTACTGCTGAAATTGTGCCTTTGCTTGCTCCAATAGTTGTGGTATCACTAATGTGAAAATTAATTATTGTTCCACTTGATACTCCGTCATCTCCAGTAAAATATACAGCTGCTGCATCTGCTGTTGCTGTGGACCCAACTGCATATTGTATTCCGTCATTGTTTGCTACTGAACTAATGACTGTGCCAATATTTTCATCATTGGCTCTTTCGTGATCTGTAATTGCTGTGCCTGGTGTGAAAGTACTTCCGTCAGAAGTCCCTTCACTTGAAGTATTATCACTTCTATACATATTAATTGAATCATAAATAAAATAACTGCTCATATTTCCCTCGTAATTATAGACACTTTACCTACCTGTCTTTTTAAGTTTGTTATTATAAATTTTTTACCACTCCAAGATTCTTTAAATAAATTTGTTGGCATTGCAACAAAGCTATCAAAAGTATCTGATATTTCGCTAAATGGTGTACCAAGATCTGCAAAAGTTATAGAAGAAAAGTCTATAAAATCTCCAACTTGAAGCATACCATACTTTTCTGGATTAACAAGAGTTGACTTCACTATTGTTTTATAATTACCAAAAAGCTTAGTTCTAAAATTTAACCAACTTTTATTTCTTTCAGTTCCGTTTGTTTCAACAGCATCAAATAAATGATTAAGATTTATTTCTTGTTTTTGCTCTTTGACATCATCAAATATAACATCGTGATCATCAAGCTCATATGAAGCTTGTTTTAAAAATTGATTTTCAGCTGGGTGTTTTTTATAGTTTATTAAAATATTTGTTTCAAGATCCTGTGCTGGTGTAATGCTTAATTCATAATCAGAAATATCATTTTGTGATAATGCAACATTAGCTGTCGGGTTATCTCTAATTGTAAAATATCTTAAAGGGTGAACACCTGTTATGCTTGTTTGTTGTGCCTGTGGACTAAATTCAAAAAAGAAACAGCCCTCATATTGAAGTTCTTGTAAAATGCTCTCTAAGTTTAAAGACTCTTGAACATTTAATCTTGTTTGCCAATGCACGGTACTTGTGCTATCAACATTAGTAGTATCACTATCTCTAAGCTCGGCTACATTTTTAAATCCTGAAGCTTCTATTTCAGCATCACTTGTATAATCAGCAACACCTAAAATATCATGTAATAAGTTTCTATGTATTGAAACAGGGTTATTTAGATCCGATAATGTTGCGTGTCCACTGTGTGTTCTAAAACTTTCTGTAGTAATATCTCTAGCTAAATAAACCTTTTCTACACCCGCATTAAATTCCTGTGAAGCTATTGGTTCATTGGCTGTATCATTTTCAGCTGTAATAGTTAAGAAAATATTATTCAATACAACATTAAAGCTTGTATAATCTCCGTCCCCTGAAGCATTGAACTTAAAGCTTAAATACAATTCATTTGGTAAAGTACCATTATCAAGTATTGAAGATACATCAGTTGAAGTAGCCAAAGCTTGATTTGTTCTATCAACTTTATCTCCACTGCTTGACGATCCTACAAGTTCTATATCTCCTGAAGTTGATCCGAAGCTTGAGCTAAGCGAAGTTGCTAAATTAAAAAATGCTCCGTCAGTTCCTGCTGGGCTTCCTGTTATAGTTTGACTGTATGTCCCTGAAAGTCCCAAAGTTATTGCTGTTATTTTACCTGTTGCTTGTGGCATTTTTAATTGTAATACAACACCTCTTGCATCTCCCGAAAAACCTGAGCTTTGAGAAAATGTTGCCCCATTACCAGTATTACCATTAAAAGCTTGTGCAAGTGTTCCTGAGCTTAAACTTACTCCCGATCCTACAAGTGTTTGATTTATTTCGTCAGGAAGCATATTGAACTGCCTTTGCATGCTTTTAGGAACTGACAAAATAGAAGCCCCGTCGATAGTTGTAATTGTATTATTTGAGCTTGTCATACCAGTGAGCTCAATAAATCTTTTCATACTTTTATCATAAAACTCTAGCTTTTCAGATCCTGTTGTTCCCTGAGGAACTATATATAAAAAATTTGCCCCGTCATTTTTAAGAAATGGACACGGGTAAACATCTTGCCCATTAGTAAAGCTAATGTTTGGTGTATATTCGCCATACACCAATGGTATATTTCTGTTATTATATTGTGGGTTTGTAGCATTACTTGTTCTTGAACTTGGCACAGAAACATTTTGAAATGGTCTTGTGCTAATTAAAGTCAAAATAATAGTATTATTTCTATAAGCAAAACTGCTTACTTTACCACTAAATATTTGTAATGCATTATTCGCTGTGTTATCGTGATCTATTTGCGACAATATGTTTACATGTCCATTAATTGTATCACTGCCAAGCAATTCAAGCAAAGTTGTCCCGTCTAGATTTATATTAGCTAGATTTAATGTGATAGATCCTGTCTTTGTTGAAAAAGATTTTAAGTCCAAGCTGTAAGATATGCTTGGCTTATTTAATATAGCTGGATAATAATTAATTGAATTATATGCTGTTTCGCTAAAACTAAATGTGAAGTCAGGTGTATTAGTTGTTAAAATATTTGTATTTGTATTTTTAAATATTTGAACTAACCAATTCTCTGTCATACTTGAAGATAGTTTTGCTTCATAGTTTGTATTTGTAAAGCTCATCTTCTTCTCTTTCTTTTACCTCTAATTAAATCAGCATCTGCTTTTCTTGCTCCGCCTTTACCTGTCACGAAAGATCTTACTCGTCCCATAGCCCAAGCATGTGCTGAAACAGATCGACTTCCAGCCGAATAATATGCACCTAATCCTCTTTTATAAACTTTTCTTAAAGTAGCCATGGAATAACCCCTGTTAGCATACTTCTTTAAATTTTTGGTAATGCTACCTCTTTTTCTTCTTCTTTTTACCACGAGCTGCTCTCCTTTTGCTTATTGCGTCCATCATTGCGGGTGTAAGCTTACCAGCTTTATAAAGCTTAGATGTTCTCTTGATTTCTCTTTCAGCTTTCTTTTTATTTTTAACACCTGCTAAGTATCTTTTTGGTGTCCCGCCTTTTGTCTTTCTTACTTTCTTAAATCTTTTTGCCATTATTTAATTTCCAATCGTATCTTTCTCAAGATTTCATTTTCATTAAACTTCATAGATATACCAGCTTCAAAACGCATAGTTTCTTTTCCATTTTCAAAAATGATTATTGTTGGCACTGTCTTGATGTTCCACTCTTTTTGAATGACAGCTCCAATATTTTTGTTTGCAAGATCTATTTCGGCAACATAACAATCTTTTAGCTTTTCAATTTTTAACCTATTTGCATAGTTCCAAGAAGCATTTACTTGAACTACCGCACAATCTTCAAGACTCATCAATTGAATATCTTGAAAATTATCTAAATTGACAGATTGTGAGTATAATTGAGATTGTAATAACCCCAAGCCAACAAATAGCCAAAGTGATTTTAAGTATTTCATCATCATTAAACCTCATTAATTATTATTCATTTTAAGTAGAGTATCATTAATACTTCTTGTATCTTCTTTAATGTCATCTACTTTTTCTTCTAACTTTTCTACTTTTTCTTCAGTATTCATAATACTATTTCTTATCATCTGATCTTTTAAATCATATTCAGTTCTACTTACAGGGGGTTCAGGAAGTTCTTTTGCTTCTTGAATGTCTGCTTGTAGATTAAACCAAAGCCCAACTACCATAAATATCGATACAGCAATACTGACTGCTGTTTCAATACTTAATGTGAATTTTGTATCTTTCCCAACTTGCATTTTTTAATATCTCCTAATTTTAATTTTTCGTTTTTTTAATCTATCTTTCGTACTTGTTTTTTTAGTACCATGAATTTTTTTACCTAAATGTACTCTTGCTGTCTGTTTTGTTATGTTCATAATCCTAGTTTCTCCGCCCTTTGTATTGCTGGAATAATATGATCAACCACTGTTTCATCTACTAACGGGGCTGATATGTTAATGGTTATATTTCTTGGAGAATCATTTGGGCTAGGTAAAGGTGTGATATCTACTCTTTCCATGCCACTGGCATTATCTCCCACAACTACACCACTTCCAATAGGTAATGTAGTTCTGCCTTTTGTAATAAAAGATCCGCCTGTCTGAAATGATAAAAGCTGATCTGTAATTTTACCTACCATACTTCCTGCACCAGCTGCGACTGCAAGATTGATTGGAAATGGTAAAGCTTGCATAATGCTTGAAATTAAACTTGCCTGAGCTTCTGCTACTTCTGCTTTTACTACTGATATGGCTGCGTCTTTGGCTGATTGTCCCTGCAAGATCGCACTTTCTAAATTTTGTTCTATTCTTTTTTGATGTGCTTCTTGTTCTAGTTTTTTTCTTTTATCAGTTTCAGCTTTAATTATAGCTGTTTTTTGTTCTTCTGTAATTTTTAAATTAGCTACAATAGCTTCAAAGTCCTCAATGCTTAATTGTGAAAGTTTTTCTGATTCAGTAATTTCTTTTCTTTTTTCAGCTGCTTGTTTTAATATCTCAGTTTTAATTTCTTCTTGAGACATTACGACTGCTACAGGATCTTCCCCACCACCGCCATCTTTTTCTAATTCTTTATTTTGTCTTATTAAATCAGCTCTTTCTTTGATTAATAAAGATATGTCTTTCTGATCTATTATGTTTTGTTGGTTTTGTGCAATAACATCGTCATTCCCTTTAATAAGCATTTCAAGGAATGCTTTTCTAGTCATTGTAGCTGTTTTACCCTCTACATTAACTAGCTGTAATTTATTTAATTCTTCGGCTGAAAGAGTGTTTAATAATTCTTGTTGTTTAGCTCTTGCGTTTACTGAATCTAAAATGCCCTGCTCAAAAGCTGATACTTTTTTAATAATTTCCTCAGCGGTAGTTGATCCAATCTCTAAATCTAGTTCTACTAATCTAGCTTTGTTTGCAACAATAACTAGTTGATCTACTTCTCCGCCAAGATCTTTAACAATTCTTATTGTTGTTTCAAGATCAGTTTCTCCAAGTCTTTTAAATTGTTCAGTTAGGGCATCAACACCTGTTTTCAAAACACTTATAACTCTTTTAATCGCTGGGGCTAATAAATCCCCTATGCTGTCTTGTAATTGTGAAAGACTGTCTTGGAAGTTGCTTACCAATCCTGAAAAAGTTTTTGCCAATAAGTCTGTTGCACCTGCAATATTTCCTTGAGGATCTGTTAGTGTGTCCTCTAATGCTTGTCTAAATTGTGGTAAAGTAAGTTTTGATAAATCGTCAAACCCTGATTTTAATTTAACCTGTGTTAATACACCACGATCTCTCAAAACATCGGCTGCACCTGCACCACCAGCAAAAGCTCGTCCAAATGCGTTAGCTGCGTCAACAATATCAGTTCCCATAAAAGCTGCTAAGTCAGCTACTGCTTTTAAAGACTCTTCTGAATTTGCACCAAAAGCTTCTAATTGAGCCCCTGCTTCAACTACATTTGCAAGTTGAAATGGTGTTGTTTTAGCTATTTGATTAAATGCTTGGAAAGCTTCTTTACCGCCCTCAACACTACCTTTTAAAGCAATAAGTCTTGTCTCTAATGCTTCAAACTGTGCTGATGTTGATACTGAACTTTTTACTACTGCACCCAAAGCTGCTGCCCCTGCAAGTAGCCCAGCCCTCATTGCTAGACCCTTAAAACTGCCTACAAGCTTGTTTGTGCTTTTTTCGGTTTTATTTAATTTGTTAATAGCATCTTTTACTTCTGCACTAACTAATAATCTTATATGTTTATCTGCCATTTTTCTCGCTCATGTAAGTTTTTATATTGTTTATTTCGGATCTTATTCTGTCAAACACTTCAAGCTTTTCTGCGTCTGCACTGTCAAGATCTCTGCCAAGCGGTATATTAAATTCTTTGACATAATTATATTCTGTAATTAATGTTGATTCATCTCCGCTGATAATCCATTTTGGATTCATAAATAATGGTAAGTAGAAATACAAATTTCTACCTAATGAATAATCACTATCTTTCCAATTATCTACTAATTGATAAATTTCTTGCCATACCTGTTCAAGATCTCTATACACTGTCATTTTTTTAGAGATCGGGCTTTGTCGTTTGTATGGAAACTCTAATGCCATGTGTGGAAAACCTAATGCGGAAAACCACACATAGCTACAAAGTCCTATGAGTCTTTTTTTTCAAGCCCCATATATTGAGTAAAGACTTGTTGCAATACTAAGTCTATTTGCCCCATAGATAAATCAGTAAAGTCTTTTTCAGTAAGCCCTGAAAATTCCTCTACTTTATTCATCAGTTTAAAATAGTCTTTTTCGTCTTGTCCCTCTTCTTTAAAAGCAATAAGACTTAACTGCCACAACTTTCTTTTTTGTTTATATGAAATGGGTTTTGCTTCCCATTCTCTCTCAAACATCTCTACTTTCACTTATTCCCCCTTTTACCAAGTTGACGAAGCAAATTTGTCGTTGTATTCAAATTTAAATGCTGTCCCACTCGGATCTCCATTATCGTCAGTTGGTTGCACTACCTTAAATGGTATTGTAATTACTGCACCTGTATCTGCATTTGCGTCAAGATTAACTGCTGTTGAAAAAATTTCACATTCAATATTCATTTCTCCAACTTCGCCTGCGTCCACTGTGCCGTCTCCCTGTTGTAATTTTAGAGTTGCTGTTTTCCCGTCAAGAAAATCTTGTAATACATTTTTCCCGTCTGCGAAATTTACATTCCCGTCATACATCACTGTCAATTCTCCAGTTATATTAACTGAAGGAATGCCGAATGCATAACTTTCTGCATCTCCGTTAGCATCTCTACCAACTCTTGCAACATTATTTTCAAATGTAAAAGATACTGCTTGTATAATTACATCTGTTAATGTTTGCCCGTCCACATCTAATTTTTTAAGATCAAAATTTGATTCTACTGGGACAACTGGTGCTGATGCTGAAGCAATCACATCTACCGCATTGGATAGATTTTCTTCCATAACAAATTTATTAGAACTTGTAAAGCCTGAATAAAATGTTCCACTCATTAAACATCTTCCGTCTGCCATATCGAAGCTCATTGTTAAGGTTTGTAAAACTGCACTTGTGATAGCTTTATCTTCATTTGCTGTTGGATAATAAAGTCCAATATCAAACAAACTTGGTACACCTGCACTTGAAGCTGTTGTAAAGTCTGGTCTTGATAAAGAAGCACTTGAAGAAGCTTCAATAGTGTGAATCACATTTGTTCCGCTTGTGTTTTCAGAATGATCTTGTAATACATTAGCTAATAATCTAGTAATGAAATTTCTTTCAGCTGGTACTTCAAAATCCATTGTAATGAATCCACCTTTTCTTGTTCTGAATTGATCTTTGTCTGTTTCAATCATTCCTGCATTATTGCTTCGGATCTCACCACTTTCAACAAGATTGAGAACGGGTGATGATACATTGATTACTGGAAGCAATTTATATGCCCCGCTTGCAGAAGCTACTGTTGTGAATGCTGAACCGCTTTTTGCTACTATGCCCATACTAAAACCGCTTTTAGAATAGACTTTTCCACTAACTGCCATTTTCTATTTCTCCCTCTTTTTTGCTTGGTTTTGGTTTACTTGTTGGCTCTAATTGAACACCAAGCGACTCTAATTCAGCCAATTCTTCTTTTTTGAGATTTACAGCTTCGCCTTTAAGTAGTTTTCTACAAACTCTATTTGGTGTTTGTGTATAACCATATTGAAGCTTTAATCCTCTTGTTTTCATTAATTTATATTTCATGATATTACCTCATTTACATTGCATTGAAAAGTTATAGCAACATTTGAAATGTTTTCGTCATCTTCATCTCTTGTGTACTCTACACTATCCACTATGCCATTATACCATTGTGAAGTGCTATCGCTTTCAAAGTTTTTATTGTCGAATAAAATTCTTTTAACTGATTCAGCTATTGTTGTCAGTCTGTTTAAATGATTATCTTTTGTATATTCCCCACCTCGTCTAAGTCTATATTCGATAGTCGTAGAATATTGCCTGAGATGAACATTGCTTGAATGATCTAAAAATGTATCAGATTCAGGAATAATTAAAAAACTTTCTTGTCCTCTGTGTTCACTATACAGGATCGGTATTGAAGAAAGATTTTGTTTTAATAATTTTTGTATATTGTCTAAAACACGATCTTTATAAATGTTTTCAAATGTTATTGCCATTATCCCTGTCCCCTATTTTTTTTCTTATAATACTTTTTACTAATCTTTGTGCCATACTTCGTTCTGTGGCTTTGTCCCTGTCTTGTTTTCTTTTTACCATTTCTTCTTACAAACTGAACATTAGTTTTTTTCATCACAAAACCCTTTTTTGTGATTTAGGCGGTTTTTTCTTTCTTCCTTTTGGACCGCTCCATAAAAACCTGTCAGCCCAATAAGCTGCTGAAGTTGGACCTTTTTTAATATTTCTTGCGTGTCTTGCTTTAAAGCTTTTTCTTGCACCCGCACTATAATTATGCCCCATACCCTGAGCTCCAAATCGGATCAATTTAAGTTTATGCGGTCCTACTTTTGCTAATACCAAAGCTTTTTTCTTTGGGTGTTTGGGCGTCATTTTTGGTTTATTAACACCCTTTAACCCGTATTTTTTAAGTAATGCTTTTTGTCTTTTTGAATGCATTATTTTCCAATTTTTCTCATTGCTTCGTTGTGTGCTTGTTTAAAAGTTTTACCTTTACGCATAGCTGCTGCCATACCTCTTAAATGTGCTTTGGTATGATGAACTTTGTGTCTGCTCATTTGTCTTTTTTGCGTTTTGTTTAACCCTTTAAGACTAACACCTTTTAAATTTTTAGCCATTACTTTCTTTTCCTTATTTTCATTTTTTTCTTTTTCTTTTTTTTCTTTTTTCCATAATGATACGGCATATTAATTCCTCTTTAATTGTATAGTATTAATTCCACCACCGCTTGTGTGGTCTAGTCCCGACACTTCGACTTCCCATTCATCACCTGTTGTATAAACACCTTCAGAAAATCTTACAAAAATACCATGACCAATAGATTGGAAAGATCCGTCTATTACTTCTGATATAACTACTTGATCTATCTTTAAACCATTATCATTGCCTACAAAAGTATTAAAAGTAATAGAAGAAGTGCTACCTGCTGAAAATGTGCCACCGCTTGCTATAATTACTTTTATTCTGTCATATGATACAGTCGGGTGTCCGAAAGTATCGACAATAGCACCAGTAGTAGAATTGTTAACAGAAACTTCTTTAACAATTTTATCTCTGCCGTCCTCGTCTTGATCTAACGAAATTACACCTCGTCTTATTAAATCTAGTAGCCCGTTATTGTCATTTGGGTTATATGCCAAATTCTGCAATTCTTCGCCTTTTTCTCTATCATATGCCATAATTGCAAGTGAAGCTGACAAAAGTGCAGTTGATCTTACTATAACCTCAGGAAAATCTCTACCCAAACTATCCCCCGTTCCTACACCTTTGTTCTTATATATAGGTTTATTAATATAAGATCTTACAAAGTCGGAACTTCTTGATATAAACTCTGTAAAGAGAGTTTTATTATCCCGTCCAGCTGCCACACTTTCGTCAAAGTTGGGATCATTTGTGCTTGTTGGCCTGTAATAAACAACATCAGCATCTTCATCAAAAAAGAATTTGCCGTCTGCATCAACACTAGCTATGTCGCTGACACTTGTTAATTCAATGTCATTTGAATAAAGCATAGAAAGTTTGCCAACACTACCTGCTTTGTAAATGGTAGATGCACCACTTCCGCTGTGGCTTACCCAGTTTGATATTACTCTTTTCCTGTCATAGTCAAATACAAATGGGGCTACCAATTGTATATCTTCTATTGTGCAATAATTTTCAAGATATGTACTCATTTGATTCTCCAATTAAATCTTTTATATTAATCATTTCGGGAACTTCTAATTCATCTATAATTTTATGTAGCTCGGTAAAATACTTTACTATTTCATCATCAGTCAAATTAGGATCTCTAAGCTTTTTACTTACCTCTTTTAATCTAATTATTGATTCTGCTAAGCCCATTGTTCCCCCTTTATTATTTCGTTATTCCATGTCGTCATTCCGTCATGTATATCAAGAGTGATTAAATTAAACCACCCGTCATCAAAAAAATCAACTACACCAACATTGTGAGTCCAATTAACTTTTCTGCCTTTTAAGAAATCTTTCTTGATCTTACACAGACACCCCATACTTTGTGCTATATGAACACCTGAAATATGTTGAACAACACTTCTTTGACAATCGTGCGTATGTCCGTAAATAATATTACAGCCGAGATTTTGCACTGTCGTTCTGCTGTGGTTTATGCTATTATAATGCCCTCCATGATATGCATAAAGCTTAGTTCCCTCAACTTTAAATATTTCTCCGTATGGATACCATTTATACCCTCTTTCTTTGATCTTGAATAGGTTTTCAGGTTTGTATTGTTCTAAATAAGGGTTTTCCTCTACAAAGGCATTATACCAATTGTCATGATTACCCATTGCCAAGTATCTTTTCTTACAGCCTACTTGATCTAAAACATAGTCAATACGATCCATATGCATATTCACTTCATCAGCTTCTTTATCAATTAAAGGAAGTTGATACTCTAATGGCGGTCGCTTTCTCCTGCTCCACCTCCAATGAGATACCATTTCGCCCTCAGCAAAATCTCCCAAATTAATAAAGACATTTGGCTTCACTGTTTCAATAACCTTTAATGCACAACTGAAAGCCCCCTCGTCATGCAATGGGAAGTGCATATCACCGAATATTACCCCCCTGCTTTTTATTTTTTTCATACTTCAATAGCCCTTTTATACCAGCCGTAATAGAATTTCTCTTGGCTTGGTCTTATGCCAACTAATCTAGCATAAAACAATACCCTGTATGCTTGTAATCGCTTTTTTGATACTCTGACGGCATTTTTAATAGTTATGCTACCAATTACCCCGTCTTCTTCTATTTTGGCTGTTTTTTTGCTGTTTATGGCTTCTTGCAAGATTTTTACTGCTTGCCCCTGCCCCATGTTTACACACATATCAAAATAAGTGCTTCTTATTTCTTTTGGTAAACTTTCTGCTTTACTAGGTATCCAATAGTCATTGTAATAGATATTAATAGCATCGTCCATTGTGAGATGCTTAATATCAACTTCAGGGTACCATTTTTTACTAATTCCATATTTGGTCTCTCCACCTCTATCATCAGGATCGTCAACATATCCACCCTCGTGTTCGATGACATTTTTGACAATTTTTTCAAACATTACTTTTTGTTCATGCGGTCGAACGACTTCATGCCCCCAAGACCTAACATACCCAAAAGAATTGTTGTCATTGTGCTCATATCGAATTGTGGTAATACTACTACTACACCAAAAGCCGATAATATGAAAAGCAAAAATGGTTGAATAATATAATGATAGCCAAATGCTACACTTATTGTCCAGCCCAAAAAAGCTCTCCACCTACTTAAAAGCCCTGATTGTCCTGCTTCAACTTTATTGACTTCAAGTTGAGCTTTATTTATCTCTTGTATTAGTGTTGCTTTTTCTGCTTTATCTAATGTAAAGTCGTCAATTCTGTCAGCAACTTTGTCAATAATACCTGCAACTACATTTAATTTAGGCATCTTTATCTTCCTTTTTTTCTTCAAATGATTCAGTAAGCATTTTTGCAAATGCACCCTCTGCAACATTTTCACGATCTATTTGGAATAACAACTGATTTTTATTCCTACGACAAGTTTCTACATGTTCAACTAGTATTTGTTGTTCTTTTGATAATTCATCAAAATTATAGTCTTTGTCATTTATGTTTACTGTTTTTTCACTCATTTCATAACCCTCATGTTATTTATTAATAAAATTTTATCTTCCAGGTCCCCCACCTGCTTCATGGAATCCACCGATTGCGTGGCTCATGTGATGTGGTGTTAAACTCATAGCACTTACATCAGAATTTGTTAAAGCTGTATTTGGTGTGCTTTGTAATGGATTATTACTGCCACCAAATTTTTCAAAAGCATTACAAGGTCCACTTGTTTGTCCTGCATAAGTATTTAATATACCACCGACAGTACTTCCAGTCATTAACGATCCTAAACTTATATTAGTAGTTTCTACTACTTTACAGCCATCATTACCAATTTCTGACCTTAATGCTACATTTGTATTACTTACTGCCATTATTCAGCATCTCTTATTGCAAAATAGTCATCTAATTCTGCTTCACATTCAG